CGATCATTTCGGCGGAGAGAAGGGCCTCAAAGATTGGGACGGCGCCGGTTCCGGCGTATTCGGGTTGGATGGTGAGCGCCGTGGGTACGCCTGGGGGGTTGTCTTTGGACCATAAGAGGCCGAGGGAGGACCACCAGGTGAGGTCCGCCTGGACTCCGAGGGTTGTGTTTTGTGTGATTCGGGAGAGACCGTTGGCGTCAATTGAGGCTTGACTTGAGGCGGTGACTGAGGTGAGGCCGTCGGCGGTTGCGGTGATTGAGTTGCGGACTTGGCCGAAACCGATCGAGGGACGGGTCGCCGATGTGATAGCGGCCGGGTTTCCGTTGAGGAGGGTGGAAACGGTCTCGAGGCGGGATTCGGCGAACCATTCGGGGCCGTAGGTGATGTTGCCGTCCGGGTTGACCAGGAGGAGACCAAACTCGGAGACTACTACTTCTTGTACCTGGCTCAGTGCGTTCCCGGCGAGGGTGGTGGCCCCCATAACGCGACCGCCGAGGCAGGTTTGAAAGATCGGAGCCTGAAGGTTCGCCGATTGGAAGATCCGTGCGAGTCGTTGGATTCCCGAGTCTCCGGCGCCCTGGGAGGTTGTCGCCTGGAGGTCGACGGATGCGAGTCGAGAGAGAATGTCGGTTCCGGTAATGGTGGCGAACTGATCTTCCCAGACAAGAGACCAGAGGAACCCGGTGAAGACGTTGTAACGGTTGCCCCCGTAGGTGGTGGCGGTGAGTTGTAAGGGCAGACCGGCCCGAAGTTTCGAGAAGTATGGTCCGGCCGAGTTTGAGGGGTCGAGGGTTCGTTCCGGGTCCCATAGGCGTAGAGACACGTAGCCCGGTTGCGGGAGATAGAAGTCTCCGGCCGAAAGGGCTCCTCGACGCCAGGAGGCGGTGACGACCTGACATTTCAGGTCTACGAATTGGTCGAAGTATCCCTCGAGGAGGTTTCCGGCGGTGAGGCGCGAGAGCGTCGGGGAGTTTAGGGTCCAGCCGTCGGAGTCTCCGACCGCGAGTTTCACGGCGAGGGTCGGGGCGTAGCTCATGACCAGAGGCCCGCCGGTTTCCCGTTACGTGAGACCCATTCTTGTAGTTCTCGGACGATCCAGGAGGCGATGTCGCCACCGTCGGCGCCTGGGGGGCCGTAGACGTTGATTGTTGCGTTGAAGACGGTGCCACCCATGTAGCCGGGGTTCTTAGGGATGGCGTTCTCGTCGATTGCTGCCGAACGGCCCAGGAGTCCGCCGAGGAGTCCGCCGAACCCTCCGAACGCGTCGCCGATTCCACGTTTCACGGCGTTCCAGATTGTGTTGTAGATCCACTCCGCTAGGCCCTCAAGTACGTCTCGGATTCCGCCGATGATCGTTTCACCGATAAGGCGGCCGACAATGTTGAAAGGGTTACCGCCCTGAAAGATAATCGTTTTCAGGTTGTCGACTGTGAAGTAGTTCTTGAGGGAGTCGGACACGTACGAGGTGAAGGTGTTGACGAGACCTTGGACGAGGTAGCCGCCGATTTGAGATCCAGTCGACCGGAACCCGTCGCGGTTTTGTTCGGCGGCGGTGGAGATTCCTCGACCTAGTTGAGCCATACGGACTAAGAGACCGGGGTTCTCTTCTGTGCCTGTGCCCAGGATGGCGTCGGTAATCCATTTGGAGGCCTGGGCAGTCCAGGCGGAGAAGTCGGGGAGGTTCTCGTTCAGGTATTGGGTGACTCGTCCGGGTAGGGCTTGGATGAAAGAGTCGATACCAGGGAGAGCCGCTTCCCATTTCTTTCCGAGTTCCTCGAATAGGCCGGAGAACCCTCCGACCCGGAATGCTTCGACGAAGGTCTCCAGGGTGGGGAGGACCCTTGTGGAAAGTATGTCGGTTATTGAGGTGAAGGCGGGGAGGAGGAACTCGCCGATCTTCGCTTTCATGTTTTCGAATTGGGCGGAGGCGTTTTTGGTTTTGTTTCCGAGTTGCTCTTGCTCTCGGCCGTAGGCATCGCCGATCTCGATTCCCTTTTCCTGGAGTACCTGGAGGGTTCCGAGAATGTTCTGCTGGGTGGTGAGGGTGCCGGTTACCTGTTCGCCTGTGCGGCGAAAGAGGCCGGCCTTTACGCTGGCATCGTTTAGGAGAATGCCGTATTTCTCAATGGGGTCTCGTTCGCCTCGGAACGCTGACCCGATTGAGTTGATCGCGTCTTCTGTTGGGAGGTCGGCGAACGCTCCGAGGTTGCCGGCCAGTTTCGTGAGATCCACTGAGAACGAGGCGGCCTCTGTGCCGGTGAGTTTGATTGCCTTCGCATAAACCGAGAATCGGTTGGCGGCGTCGACGGCGGCGAGTTTCGAGAGGCCGAAAGAGGTGGCCGCTGACTCGGCGAACGTTTCGATCGTTTTCGCCGCTTCGCCGTAATTGTAGGAAAGAGTTCCGAGGGCGGCGGAAAGGGAGGCGGCCTTTTGGACTCCGTCTACGAGCTGCTGTCCGGCGGTCGTCGCGATTTCTGCGATTTTGTCAATGGCGAAACCGGTGACGGCCGATGTGATCCCGGCGGTGAACCCGGCGACCTTGCCGGAGAACGAGTCGAGGTCGGAGCGTGCCTGTCGACTGTCGGAGACGATGTCGACTTTTAGGGTTGCGGGTTTTGCCATGACTTAGGGGCCTGTTCCGTTGGATGTTCGGCCGATCTTGTCGACGATGTCGTCCACGGCGTCGAGGTAGACACGTGTCCAGGTGGACTCGGTGCGTTGTGCGGCGTCGATAACGAAAGGGTTTGGGGCGATAAACCATTCCCGGCCGGTGACCTGGCGGAGTTTCTTCGGGAGTTTCGCTGACCCCGTAGGCCAGCCCCAGTGGATAGGGCCGGCGTAGGGGACACCGTTTCTCGTTTTTCGGTTGTTACCGATCGAAACCCGCGCGTACCGTTGGCCGGCGTTGGGTCGGACCGTTGCGGCAAGTTTCCCGGACCTCACGGGGGCAGAGGCTCGAGCCGCTTCGGCGACTATGGCCGCTACCCGGGCGTGAGTGTCCTTGAGGTCGTCGAGGTCGCCTTCGGCCTTCCGTAACGCTTTGCGGAGTTCTCGGCCTCCGCTGACGGTGATTCCGGAGGCCGACACAACCTCACGCCTTCGTAATCGCGCCCTGGATTGGCAGGGTGATGGTGAAGTTCAGAGGGTCGCCGGCGGCGCCGCCCGTTGGAGGCTTACGGCCGGACGCTTCACAAGTGAAGTCAACTTCGCCGATTGTCATCAGGACCGTGAGGGTTGCCTCGGCTTCTGCCGATGCCCACAGGAGGTCACAGAGGGAGTCGACGGAGCCCCAGTCCTGGTACCCCTCGAGGATGAGGGCGTAGGTCTCGTCGTTTGATGTGTAGTTGCCGCAAAACGTCTTGACGGTGGTTTCGGAGTTGCTGGTCTCAATGCGTGCGTTTGAGAGTTGGCATTCGTAGTCGACGTTCTCGAGTGAGAGCGTCAGGGATGAGATGAGGGTCGGTGCTGGCATGGTTTCTCCTAAGAGAGTGGGGGAATGGTGACGGGGACAAGGATTGAGAGGCCCACGGCGTACACGGTGGCATCACCGAAACGGGCGGGGCCGATGTTGAGATCCACGGCGAGAGGGCCGGCCCAGGCGGCGAGAGCCTCGAGGTCGTCTTCGAGGGCCGCAACGGAGCCGGGGTTCGCTGTTTGTGCGTTACTGATTGCCGAGACTTTGAGGTGATAGTCCCAGCGGCCGTACCCGGACTGCTCGAGCGGTGTGGTGTCGTCGGGGGCGACGATCACACAAGGCAGAACCGGCGACGGTGGGACCCATTCGTAGACCTTGCGACCAGGGAACACGGCCTCGAGTTCGTCGACGATGCCCTGGCGGGCGATCGTGAGAGGCGAAGTCATCCGACTAGGCCGCCGATCGAAACCCACGGAGCCAGGAGAGCCCCGTACCGTTTCACAATGACGGAGTTGATGTTCGCTGGAACCTGTTGGGTCCAATCGACCTGGAGGGTTCCGTCGACTCCGGTTCCCGCTTTGTAGAGCTCGGCCGCAACGTAGAGGGTGACGGTGATGACGGCGTCCGGTACGGCGACGAGGGGCAGACCTTCGTCGTCGACCAGGTCGACCACGTTCGCGACCATTGAGGTAGCGGTGTAGGTGAGCCGGTCGGCCTCGTCCGCGTCGATGGTCGCTCCGAGGTGCGTTTCGAGCTCTTCGGTTGTGATCCACGGCGGGACGAGTGACACGGGTTCTCCTGGAGGGTGAGGCCCCCCGGACTCCGGCGGGAGAGTCCGAGGGGCATTAGTGACGACCAAGCCTTCCCCGCGAGGTCGTCACGTACTGAGGGGCTCTAGCTCAAGTCGGCCCAGGCGAAGGCGCCCGGGTACTCGACTGAGATGGCTCCGTAACCGACGACACCAACGTCGACGCCGGCCACGGAAACGTCAACGGCGCGAATCTCGACGGGGGAACCGGGGCGCTCGTACCAGGTGGCGCCGAGGCTCGAGCCGAGGAGGGCGTGACCGGCGGGGAGGTCGCGGTCGATCATGACGGTGAGGCCGTCGGCGGACATGGTCGGAACCATTGAGCCGAACTGGACACGGCCGTCCCAGAATGCGGGGCGGTCCTGGTCGGCGAGGGAGATCCACGCTGGGAGGAGGTCCCATGCGAGGGACAGGAAGAGCGGTCCGGCCGGGGTGCCTTCGGGATCGAGTGCGGCGATGAGACCGGAGACGACGTCGATTGGGTTCTCGGAGGCGAGGGTCGTGGCGGCGCCTGCGGCGGTGATGATGCCGTCGATCACGGCGGAGTTTGTCTTGCGACCGAACGAAACCGCGAGGGCCTCAATGACGGCTTGGATTGCCGAGGGGTCCGAACGGTCGATGGCTTGCATCGAGAGTTCGTTCGCTCCGCCCCATGTGCGGACCGCGACCTCTTCGAGTGAGATTTCCGCACCGGTCGAGTCGAGTTCCGAAAGTTCCGTGAGCTGCTCGTCGACGGTTGGCTTCACTGCCCACTTCGGATACGTGACCTTCATGCCGGTCGGAGGGAGTGCACGCGAGCGGATCGCGTTCAACGTGGGACGGCCTGGGTTGATGAGGCCGACGAGTTCCGGAATGTACGCCGGGGGAACGATGCCCTCGAGGTCGGTTGTCGTCGAGCCGGACAAGGCGGCGCGGACCTCGGAGACGGTGAGGTCTCCACGGTTGGCCGATGCGATGAGCGACGCGGCGGCGGCCAGGTCGACCGGACGGGCGGCGGGCCGTGAGGTGTGGCGGACCGGAGCGGCGGCGGTCACGACCGGCGCCTCTTCGATGATTTCGGGGGTTGATTCTGCGGACACGGTGGTCTCACTTTCGGGGGTTTGTTCAGGTTCGGGGGTTGTTGCGGGTGTTGCGGTCTTGGCGGCGGCGACGCTCAATGCGCGAGCGTCGTCGAATGCTGGGAGGGCGACTTGGGAAACCTCGTTCAGATGCGAACCGGCGACCTCAAGGGCGTCGGCCGAGTGTGTGAAGTCTGAGAGGGTCACTCCGACGGAAAGGCCGTCGCGGAGTTTCGCCGAGGCCTCGAGGAGTGCTTCGTCTCCGGCGACGGTCTCCGGAATCTTGAAGGTTCCGAAGAGACCCCCGTCGGTGGAGTGCGCGTCGATTAGGTAACCGATCGGGGAGGAGGTGTTGTGGTCGCGGAGAAGTTTCACTCGGGAAAGGTCTTCGGGGAGGGTGACGGAACCGGCGGCGAAACGGGTGGGACCGGCGGAGGTGTGGCCGATGGTGTCCCAGGGGACGAGTTGGCCGGAGATCGTGCGACGCTCAAGGTTCGCGGTGATTCCGGTCGTGAGGGTTGCTGAGAGTTCTTGAGTCATCGGGTTGCTCCTGGGAGGGTTGGCAGGTTTTCGAGTCGGCGGACCTCGTCGAGTGTGAGGAACCCGGCGGCGAGGGCTTTGGTGTAGGCGTCGTAGCGGGCGGCGGTGTCGGAGCGGAGGAAGTCATCGAGGGCGAACCGGACACGGTGGCCGCGTGGGGTTACGTCGACGAGGGTGAGGCGTTGCTCGACGGCGACGAGATACG